TGGCAAACGAACGGGCTACCGGCCATCGGGCCGCAGATTTCGAACGGCGTCACGGCTACACCGCCGAACGGTCAGTATATGCAACTGACCACAGGTGCCGAGGTCGCGGTCGATACGGAAGTCGCAAACGGAGGCACGCCGCAGACGGTGGCAGCAACTTGCTTCCAGATCGCGGCGATGGCGACTGAACTCTACCAGAACACGGCTACCAGCACGGTTCACGCGGCCACTCTCAATACCAAGGGCGGCAGCATTCTGACGGAAGCCCTGACGACGGCGCAGTCGGCCAACTACACGTTTACCCTCACCAACAGCAACATCGGCACAGCGACCAAACTGCAATCGTCCTGGCACAGCGCCAGCAATACGGGTGGCGTTCTCAACACAATCAGCGTGACGTGCGCGGCCGGCTCCGCGGTCCTGGTGGCCAGCAACATCGGAACTGCGGCGCTCAACGGCACAATGCTGCTGGCTTTCCACATCTAGCCAATGGCCGGAAAAGGAAAAAGAGGACCAAACTCTACTTACCGGCCCGAATATAAAGAGCAGGCACGGAAGTTGTGCTTGCTTGGCGCGACAGACGAAGAGCTTGGCAGTTTCTTCGATGTGGATGAGACGACTTTCAAGACTTGGCGGAAGCGGTTTCCCGATCTTGATATAGCCGTCAAGGCTGGCAAAACGGAAGCCGACGCAAAAGTGGCTGAGCGTCTATTTCAGCGGGCAATGGGATGGGAACATCCAGCCGTCAAAATTTTCCTGCCGACCGGTCAGACAACTCCTGTTTTCGCTAAATACGTCGAGCGCTTCCCACCAGACACGCCGGCTGCGTCTCTTTGGTTGCGCAATCGTCAGCCGAAGAAATGGCGTGATCGACAGGAGCATACCGGGGCTGACGGAGGCGCTATAACAACCGAAGTTGTTTATCGGTGGGCCAGCGGCCCAGAGGATAAGCCTGAGGAAGAAAAACCGACAGAATGACGGTTCAATATGTCACTCTGCCGTTCAGACCGCGTGTATGGCAAATTCCGCTCATAGAATGCACGAAGCCAAAGATTGTGGCTGTCGTCCACCGCCGCGGCGGAAAATCGACAGCTTTCGTTTGGCGTGGCATTCGCAAGGCTCTTACTTGCGACCGTAGCCATATTCCTGCTGATCGTCGCAACCTAAAAGCTGATCCTCCACGCGTCGTGCATGTCTTGCCGGCCAACGTAAGCTGGAAACGCACTGGCCTCTGGGACAAGGCAACGCGCGCCGCAGAAACGATACCAGGCGCTCAGGTGATGAAATCCGAGATGCGCGTGGAGATGCCTAACGGGGGTGTCTATCAATGCGGCGGCATGGACAACCCGGATTCATGGCGTGGTGGTTATGCCGATGAGGTGATCGAGGACGAAGCAGACGACGTTATCGCCACTGGACTTGATATGGTCATTGAGCCCATGCTGGCTGATTATTCAGGGTCGCGCGTCAAGATTGGCACGCCAAAAGGAAACGGCCGTCTCGCAAAAGCATACGAGGACGCCGGAAACGATCCGAACGCCGCTCGTTTTCTTCTGCCGTATCAAAAAACGGGAGTAATGAGCCCGGAGCAAATCGCAAAACTTCGTGTTGAATTGGACGAAGAAGAATTTGCGCAAGAGATGGAGTGCAGTTTTACTGCGCCCAACTCTGGCAGTTACTACGGCAAGTGGATCGACGCCGCGATTGCCGATGATCGTGTTACCAAAGTTCTTTATGACCCCAGGCTACCCGTGCACACTGCATGGGACCTTGGAATGGACGACAGCACGGCAATTTGGTTTTTTCAGCGTTCGCCGGGTGGCGAGTGGAGATTTCTGGAATACCAAGAAGACGCAGGTCGCGGCCTGGATAGTTACGCAAAATTGTTGAGGGAAAAACCCTATGTCTACGGCAAGCATTTTCTACCGCATGACGTCGAGGTGCGAGAGCTAACCTTTCAAGGAAAATCGCGCCGCATGTATCTTCAAGAGCATGGCATAAAGCCGATTGTTGTGGTGCCGGCGGCAAATCCAGCAGATCGAGTATCGGCTGCACGTATGATATTTCCGCGTGCATGGTTCGATGCAAAGGGCTGCGAAATCGGATTGAAAATGCTCCGGATGTATCGCCGCGAATGGAATGAACGCATGGGCGTTTGGCGCGCTGAACCTGTGCACGACGCCGCGAGCCATGCTGCTGACGCGTTCGGCACGGGTGTCCAAGGTTCGCAGAGCCCTGATAGCGAGACAAAACCAGCGCTGGCGCCATTTGTGGTGCGGCCCATTGCGGCACAGCCTGGCGGATGGATGCGGCGATAACCAAAAGGAGATGCACGTGAAAAAAAGTAGCAAGCCGGCGCGCCCGAAAGACCCGAGCAAAATCGGCAAGAGCGATGGCATCAAAGCCGCGATGGCACCGCGCGACACAAAGCCTTCGAAGTTGTCGAATATGTCGGGCGCCAAGAAGAAAGAGCGCGGTTGATATGAATCCCGTGTTTCGGCCCCCTTCATCCGACAAAATCCGCTCTGAGATACTGACCGAGCGCCGCGTTGATCCTGGCACGACCAGTGTCAACCCGCCGCGTGTCAACCCACCATCGGCCGGGCTTTCTGCCATTCCGAAATCGCCGCAAAAACTTGGCCGGCAGCCAATCAAACGGTAGGAATGTTCGGCACTTCTCTTCTAACGGATGCGCAATTGCGTGCCGCAATGGGCCAATCTGTTGCGGCGCAGTTAACCGAGATTGCGAGTAAAACAAACGCATCTCGGGCTCAATGGATCATGGGCGTGGCGGCGCTGCATTTAAATGGGGCTACATTGGCGCAAGTCGCGGAAACTACTCTTCAGGCACCACCATAATTCATGCTCAATTTAAACTCTGATGAGCCAATACCCATTCGAGGTGAAGGAAAGTTTGCGGAAGTCGTGCGCCGTGCCCACGCTCGTTTTAAGAAATGCAAAAAGTGGGAAAGCAATGCGCGCGCGAATTGGCTTGCTGACTGGAAATTCTCCAACGGAGATGCTTACAACAATTATCAGTGGCCGGACGCTATCTACAATTCCCGCGGCGACCGCCCTACCCTGACAGTCAACGACGTTCGCCAGCGTAACCTGCACATTACGAACGAATCCAAGCAAAACAAGGCCGCTGTTCAATATCGCCCGGTTGGCGATGGAGCTTCCGCAGAATCCGCCAAGGTTTACGAGGGCATATATCGCCACATCCAAAACCAAAGCAATGCGCAAATGTCGCAAGGTAAGGCGATTGAGTTCCAGGTCGGTGCAGGTCTCGGTTTTACGCGTATCGTCAACGAGTATCCGGATCAGAAGACTTTTGACCAAGAGATTTACATTAAGGCGGTGGCCAATCCGCTTGGATGCTATCTAGACCCGGACAGTTCGGAAATCGACGGATCAGATGCGCGATACGGTTTCATTTTTAATGACCGAGCGCGAGACGAGGTGGAAGCCGAATACCCACAGTTGGCAGGCAGGCTTAGCGTATCTAATGCGGTAGACGGCGAAGATTCTGGCTGGATACGCGAAGACCACATACGCGAAGCCGAATATTATGAAATCACCGAAGAAAGTGATGAGCTGATCGGCAATGACGAAGGAGTGACAATTCTTCGTAGCGTTGTGCCTCCTAAACTCATCAAGCAGTGGGAGTCAGAGGCCGAAAAAAACGGCACGGAGTTACGCCGTCGGCCTGTAGTCACGAAAAAGGTGCATTGGTATAAGATATTAGGTTCCGATGTGGTTGACGATACGCCAGTGCCGGGGCGATCAGTGCCAATTATTCCGTGGTGCGGCGAGGTCGTCGTAATTGACCAAATTCTGGACCGCAGGGGTCACACCAGGGCGCTGATTGGCGCTCAACAGATGATCAACTACAACTGGTCAGCATCGGTAGAATTTGGCGCGTTGCAGGGCAAAACGCCATGGGTCGCGCCACTTAAAGCGATTGAGGGACACGAGACGTATTGGTCATCCGCTAATACGGAAAACCACTCAATTTTGCCATATAATCACCTAGACGACCAAGGAAAGGAAATCCCGCCGCCAGAACGCGCCCAGCCGCCCGGTGTGGCGACTGCCTTTCTTGAAGGTGTGGAGATGGCAAGCAAGTTCATGATGACGGCTAGCGGCCAATTCGAGGCCGAGATG